TAAAACTAAAAAAACTCAAATGTAAGAGGTGTGAGTATGAGTGGCTACCTAGAACGGAATATCCGACAGTATGCCCAAATTGTAAAAGTCCCTATTGGGATACACCTAGAAAGAAAGTTAAAGGTTTAAAGTAAGATGGAAGATAAAGTTAAACTAATAGTAACTAGAGGAGAGCTGGGCCTACTCTATTTAGCAGTCTGTAAACTGTTAGATGAGAAGGCCGGTACAGAGCTAGATCTTAATGATCTGAAACATAATCAGCTTATAGATCTGAAGAATAAAATAGATACTATTGCATCTCTTAACAATTTATAATAAAGTAGAATAACAGGGCTAAGAAAAAGCTGACAAAAAATAAACTTTACGACAGCCTTTTTTCTTGAAATACTTTTGTATTCTGCCCCGTTTACATCTCGTGCCATTGGCCAATAATGTAAGCCATGTGTATGATTGTATTTCCCCTGTTACTCTTCTTTATTGGGGGTGCTTGGTATACCGGTCTTTTGATCGGTGGTGGTTCAAATCCATCAATCCCCACAAATGATTGAAATGTCTATTAAGCAGTACCAGAAACATATCGGCAAGCGTAGAGCCGGAAATAATAAGTATGGTGCGAAAAAGACCTATTGTAGGCAAAAACACCTACATGATTCAAAAAAGGAAGCTACTAGATGCGATGTACTGCACGTTTTAAAGAAGAGTGGCATTATCAGTCGTCTAAAACAACAGCCGAAGTTTATACTACTAAAGGGATTCTGGATTGGCCATGAAAAGATAAGACCGATCCATTACTTTGCCGACTTCAGTTATTATGAGGATGGAGTGTATGTAATTGAAGATGTAAAGAGTTCTCCTAGTAACATAACAGATGTTTATAAATTGAAGAAAAAACTTTTATTGAATAAAATTAAAGGTAGGCGAAAAGCTAAATTTTTTGAAAATTACGATGTTGGATAATAGAAAGTGTGTAATTTGTGGAAAGAATTTTACTGTCAAATATAAATGTTTGATTTCTAAAACATGTTCACCTTCGTGTAGTAAGTGTAATAAAAGTAAAGCTACCAAAATAATTGATTACAGAAATAAGCTATAATTAATATATACATGTTACCGGAAAAACCGGAGACTAATTATGGCAAAAACAAAAGCGAAAGCAAAACAAAGAGTTGGTGATTATCTACATGATAATAAGCCAAAAGAGAATGTAATAGTAAAGAAATTAGCTAGTAAGAAAAAAACACCAGCCAAAAAGAAGGTCCATATCAAACCACGAATTAGAAAGGTATTTGTAAAAGTGGTGGAAAATGGTGGAAATGTAACTAAAGCCATGCGTGAATTAAAGTATAGTGAAGCGACAATTAATAGTCCGCAGAGTGTAACTAAAACAAAATCATGGCAAGAGTTACTAAAGGAATTACCTGATGAGAAATTGATGAAAGTACTCCATGAGGGTTTGGATGCTAATAGGGTGGTAAGTGCTATTAATCCGGGCAAGAGTGCTACCAGTAGTACCGCTGATTTTATTGAAGTTCCCGACTTTATGATAAGACATAAGTATTTAGAGACTGGATTGAAGATTAAGAAAAAGCTAGATGTAGAAGGGAGTGGAGATAAAGAAATTATCGTCAAGATAACTAATTACCATAAACCAGCTAAAAAGAAATGAATCTACCATACATGTTTGAGCCTAGAGACTATCAGTTGCCGGTCCTAGAAGCCTTGGATTCAGGTAAAAAGAGATTGGTGTGGGTAGCTCACAGAAGATCGGGTAAAGATAAGACACTAATAAATTATGTGGCTAAAGCTATGTGGGAAAGGAAAGGGAGTTACTTTTATATCTTTCCGACTTATAAGCAAGCTAAGAAAACTATTTGGTATGGTATGGATAGAGGTGGGTTTAAGTTTACCGATCATTTCCCAAAGGAATTAAGGAAGAGGACTGACAATGGTGAGATGTTAATTGAATATAAGAATGGATCTATATTTCAGTTAGTTGGTTCAGATAACATTGATTCACTAATGGGTACGAATCCTATTGGGTGTGTCTTTTCCGAGTGGTCGCTACAGAATCCAGCAGCATGGGATTATTTAAGACCTATCCTTGCGGAGAATGGTGGGTGGGCAGCATTCATCTATACTCCAAGAGGAAAGAATCATGGCTTTAGTACATTACAAACAGCTAGAGCCTATCCGGATGTTTGGTATTCTTTGGTATCAACAGTAGAAGATACTAAGGCGATGGATTGGGCGGTGTTAGCTCAAGAGAGAGAAGAGATGTTGAGGAAAGACAGTACCGGGGCTTTGTATGAGCAGGAGTATATGTGTAGTTTTGAAGTACCAATACAGGGATCTTACTTTGGACCGCAAATGATGGAGGCAGAAAAGGAAGGCCGGATAACATCAGTACCCTATGATATGAATGGTAAAGTTAATACCGCTTGGGATCTAGGTATGGATGACAGTATGACAATTTGGTTTTATCAGGTAGTTGGACACGAAATAAGATTTATTGACTATTTAAGCGGCTCTGGTGAAGGCATAAATTACTATATTCAGCAATTAGTAGCCAAAAACTATGTTTATGGTGAACATTATGCTCCCCACGATATTGCAGTAAGAGAGTTAGGAACTGGTAAAAGTAGGCTAGAAGTGGCCAAGAGTTTAGGAATAGACTTTAAGGTAGTACCCAAATTAGATATTAATGATGGTATCCAAGCGGTTAGAAACATTTTGAATCGGTGTTGGTTTGATAAAGAGAAGTGTGAGAAGGGTTTGGATTGTCTTAATAGCTATCACAAGGAATGGGATGAAGATAACCAGATATTCAAATCAAAGCCGGAACATGACTGGGCCAGCCATGGTGCTGATAGTTTCCGCTACTTTGCGGTGTCTTATCGGGATATAATTAATTCAGGACATTCAGTTGTTACTAATAAAATAAACGATGATCCCTACTATAGATAAAGAATCCTACAAACCATTTAAGCCAGAAAAGAAGGTGAATGTTACTATCACCAAAAGAGAGGCAGTTTTAATCTATAAGTTGAGAAAGATAGCCTTTGGAAAGATTATGGTCCATAAGATGGATGGGATAGTGGTTAGAATAGAACCAACAGGGAGTGAGTTAATAGATGAGAACCAAGAAATTGAACTCTAAACATTGTATAATTAATTATGATAAATGATGGTATGCCAATACATGAAGGCCGGGAATTACCTACTCTTTACGGATTAAGACAGATTGATTTACCAGAAATAGTGTCTATGGAAGTTGGAGATCAGAAATATGTAGTTATGAAGGTAGAAATGGTAGGCAAAAGAAGTGGAAAGGCAATGGGGTTAGATGATAAGAGTGATCAAACTAAGATGGAGGGTGATTTTCAAATACATAGTATTAAAGTTTTAGGTAAAGAGCCGGTTGATGCTAAGTCGCTGGAAAGCAAAGAGTTTCAAGCGGTGATAGCTAAAATAAAATCCGGTGAGATGTAAATGGCAGAAGAAGCAAGATTACAGGTAAGAACTGATGCTGATCCGGAGAAGTGGGAATCGGTTGGTCCGGGAGTAGAGGGTGTAGCAATTCCAATAGGGATAGAATCTTTAGATACGTCAGTAGTATTAGATTTTCCATTGCAAGTGGCTAGAGGCTTGGTATCAGGTATAACTTCAGTAAACAAATTTGGTGCGGCTACAAGCGGTATCCAGACTACAGCTACAGATATATGGTCAAGAGCTGATGCAACACCAACTCAACAGATATGGTTAGCTCCGACAGCTGCTAGGATTCATGCGATTGTATCTACATCAGCTGATGATGATGGTGATCCTGCGGGTACAGGTGCTAGGACAATTCGTATTTATGGATTAAAGACTTGGGATTTAGCGGAAACATCAGAAGATATAATTCTTAATGGTATAACACCGGTAAATACTGTTAATTCTTATGTAATTATTCACCGAATGAAAGTTTTGACTTGTGGTGCTAGTGGTCCGAATGTAGGAACTATAAGTGCAACAGCAGCAACTGATACAACAGTAACAGCAGTTATAATGCCCGGTGATGGTCAGACAGAAATGGCTATTTATGGAGTACCTTCTATTCAATCTTTCTACTTAACTAGGTGGGGTGCTGGTATAGCAAAAGCATCTGGTGTGCAGGCTGATGCCAACTTTGAGATAAGAGTTAACGAATCACCAAATGTTAATACTACCTGTTTTTTAAGAAAAAACGATTTATCGGTTCAATCTACCGGTAGTAATAATATTGAAAAACATTTTTATAATCCAATTAAATATGCTGGTCCTTGCATAATTAAAGTACAGGCGACTGCTAGTGCTTCTGATGTAGATGGCAAGTCAGCCTTTGACGGTTATTTAATCAACAATTAAAGTATAATTAATATATGGCCAAAAAGAAAAATAAGGGAATAATGCAGGTGTTGATGGTTATTACTTATAAAGGCTTTCCAATTTATGTAAGAATGATCAATGAAGATGTGTTTATTTGGGATGTTATAAGTGATGGCCAACTCTTTTCTTCATATTTGGTTATTACTCCGGTTAAAGGTCAAAAGAAGTTAAGTAAGGGAGAGAAAGATGAGGTAATTAAGATGTGTTATGCCGGTGCTGCGGCTACTATAGACAATATTTTAGGAGTAGAGCTATCAGACAAAGAGCAAGATATGCTTGATAAATTTGAGCAAGCTAAATTAAATATCAAAAAGGGAGAAGCATAATATGGCTAAAACAAAAGAAGAACTTAACAACGATAAAGTTTTAGAATCAAAAGATAAATCAATGGAGAAACCGAAAGAGGGCAAGAAAGAAGATGGTGTTGATAGACAAGCATTACAACAACAAGTCCAGAGTGAATATGATGTAGCTTGGAAACACCAGAAACCAAAGAAAGATGAGTTACAGGTAAGACTTAAACTGTTTAACAACCAGAAGAGAGATAAGGATGCAGTAGGTGATACCACCATGTTTACTATATTCCAAACAGTTTTAGCTTCACTTTATAACGATAAATTAATGGTAGATTTTAGAGGTAGAGAGGATGGGGATGAAGAGACAGCAGATAACTTAAATGCTATGGCTTTAGCTGACTATGACGATATGGAAAAGGATGTTTTGGATTATAACTGGATTTGGTCCACATGTTTTGCTGGAAGAGGGCTAGTGTTGATGGAAGAGTTTGAGAGAGATCCGGATAACAATATCTTTTATCCATTACCAGAAAACATTGATTTTATTACATGGCTTCGTGATCCAGCGGCTACTTCGGTTAATGGAGATAGGGGTGGTAAAGGAGCTATGAGATTCGGTGGTAGTGAGATTAAAATGACTAAAGGGGAGATGATGGAACATCCTTGGATTGATAAGGGAATTAAGTTTGAAGATATTAAATATGGTTCTAGTACCTATTCTTTACTAGAAGATGCGGTAACAGCTAGAGATGATGCCCAGAACAATCAGAATGTAAATAAAGAAAAAGAAGCTCTGTTAGGGGTAAATGCTCAATATACAATTACACAATGGTTTACTCATGCTGAAGTTAATGGCAAGATAAAGAAAGTTAAAGTGTGGTTAGCTAATGACCGAAGTAAGATTATCGGAGTTAAGGTGTTAAAGAGAGACTATTGGCCAATTTTAGATAGACCTCTTTATCCTTCGTCTCATGATTGGGATGGTACATCAATTCCGGATCTTACAGAAGATAAGCAAAGAGCCAGAGCTATTGCCCAGAATCTAGGATTAAAAGCCATGAAAGCGGATCTATACCCGATGTATGTTTATGATACTAACAAGGTTAAGAATAAGGCAGACTTGGATTTTGACTACAACAAGTTTATTGGAATAGATGCGACTGCTGGTGAATCAGTCGCTAATGCAGTAACACCTTTGATTAAGAATCGGCCAAACATGCAGTTACTAGAATTTATCTATCTATCACTTGATGCTTCAGCCCAGAAAGCAACCGCTACCCCTGATATTAAAATGGGAATGCAATCACAACAGGATAGGCCATTGGGTGAAACTAATTTAGTAGCGGCTGCTTCAGATACTAGATACTCACTTGGAGCTAAAGTCTTTGGTTGGTCCGAGAAGAGGTTTTGGCAATTCTGGTACAACATGTATAAAGATAACTTTGCTGATGATATAGACGAGAAAGTATTAAGAGTAGTGGGTGCATTTGGTGCTAAATGGCGACCATTATCTAAAAAGGATATTATTTGCCGACTAGATCCGGATATTTATATTGAATCACAAGTGGTAAGTAGAGCTAAAGATATGGAAGATAGGGCAATACTTACACCTTTCTATACATCAGCCCTACAAGAGCCAACAGCTAATAGGCGTTATATCTGGAAAGAATGGGCCAGAATGAATGGTAAGAAGAAAGATGAGATTGATAGAATGTTCCCGCCAACAATAGATGAGAGAATTGCTGAAGATCAGAATATTTTATTGAATGAGGATAAGTTAGTGCCAGTCTTACCAGAAGATGATCATATGGTCCACTTAGAGATTCATGCTATGGCTAAAGAAACTAATGCCTCTAAAGCTCATATTAAAACTCATAAGGAAGCATTAAGTATTAAAAAGACTAATCCAGAGTTTTTTCCAGCAGAGACTAATGAGACAGATATGAATCAGGATATTAATCAGGTAATGCCTGAAGGTGTACCAAGTCAAATACCATCTATTAGTCCAAGTCAAACTAGTAATATCAGATGATTAATTTAGATTTTGAAAGTCTTAAAAATAGAGAGCAATCTTTACTAAACTTTAAGAGCTTATTAAAACATCCGGGATGGTTATTGGTGGAAGCTATCGTCAATGCTAACATTGATATTATCCGGAATCAGATTATAGATGGAATGGGTGATGAGGAAACTAAAGAGCAAATAGACAGATTAAGAGACAAGCTGAAGGCTTACAAAGATATTATTAATACTCCGACATTCTGGATTGAGAAGCTAGAGCCAGTAGAGCCATCAACCTATAATGAGGATGATCCCTATACCACAATAGAGTTGGAAGAAAAAAACAAAAAATAGTATAATTACTTATTACTTATTATCGGAAAAACCGAATATAAAACTATGCCAGAAGAAATAAAAAATGAAGAGGTTCAAGAAGAAGTTAAAAAAGAAGAAGAGGTAGAAGAATCAAATGACAAGGGTGGGGAGGATAAAGAAGAAAAGATTGAGGGAGAGGAGAAGGAAGAGAGCTTTGATGAAACAAGCCTGATAGATAAGGAAGTGTTGGAATATAAACCAACAGCACCGGTAGAAGAAGAGGATGAAGATACAGATCCAGAGGACAGAGCCAGAATTGAAAAGATTGTAGAGAAGAAGTACGGTGGTCCGATTGAAGAGGTTAAGAAAAGACTAGAGTTTGATACCTTTTTTAATGCTAATCCGGAAATGGCTAAATATCGTCACGCTGTAGAGATTTATAAGTCTCATCCTGATTATTCAAGAGTACCGGTATCTAACTTAGCTAATATGGTATCAGCTAAAGATGCTGAAAAGAGGGGAGCAGCTAAAGAGAGAGCCGCTGCTAGAATAGTAGAAGAAACAAAGAATCCGGGAAGTTCAGTTAGAAAACCAGCCGGACAAGCTAATGATTGGCTATCAGCTCCAAAAGATGATTTTGAAGCTAAGAAATCACAAGTTCTTGGTAGACTAGGAAATTAATTTAATAATTAAATATAAATAAAATGGAAGAAAGAACACTTAAAGAATTACAGAAAGAGTTAGTAAAGCTAGGTATGCCTGAAGAGGAAGTTAAAAGCTTTAACACTAAAGCTCAAGTACTAGCTGTTATTAATACCTTGGATGCTAAAAAGGCAGTAGAGAAAGTTAAAACACTTGAAGAGGTAGAATCACCAACTGAAAAGAAAGCCTTTGAACAACAATGGCTATCTAAAGCTATGATTATGAAGAAAAGGTTGGAAGAGCAACCAAAAGTTAGATTCCTACTACCCCTTGAAGGAAGTGAAAAACAAGGTGTTGTTGAATGGCGTACCGGTAAGAATGGAGAGAAATATCAATATGTTGTTTCCGGATCTGTTGAAACGGTCCAGCTTAATGGTTATAAATATTTTATTCCCAAAGGTGTGTTTGTAGATATTCCAGAGCAAATAGCTCAAGTTTTATCCGAATCATACAAACTAACTGCTGCCGCTGGTAGCAATATATCAATGGATAGAATTGATGATAAGACCGGTAAACCAATGAGAGATATTATGTAATACCCTTGTTGCTTGGCTTAAATTAGTCTATAATTTAAGTAGAAAGCAATATCGGAAAAACCGAAAGCTCGCCTATGATGGGCGGGCTTTTTTGTTGCTTTAGTTATTATTATTGTTAAAAACAAATATGGCAAATACAACTAGGACCGAAATTCCTATAGAAGTAAATAATTTCTATAGTCGTGCTTTACTTGAAAGGGCAGTTCCTGCATTCGTGCATAACCGCTTTGCTCAAGTGAGAGATATACCAGCCAACTCTGGTACTAATGTTATTAAATTCAGAAAGTATGGTTCGCTTACAGCTCAAACAACAGCTTTGACTGAAGGTGTTACACCCGCTGGTACACAACTTAGTGTTACAGATGTAACTGCTACAGTTCTTTATTACGGTGATTATATTACTCTGACAGATAAGGTCGTTTTGGAAACATACGATCCCATTCTTACCGAAACAGCTGAAATTTTAGGTGAGCAAGCTGGTGATTCTCTTGATCAACTTTGTAGAGATGTTATGGCTGCAGGCACAACAATTCAATATGCTTCAACCGCTGTTAGTGATGCTACTTTGACAGCAGCAATGAAATTGAATCGTGATGAAATTAAACAAGCTGTTCGTACTCTTCGTGGAAATAATGCTAAACCCATTACTTCTATGATTGATCCTTCTACTGGATACAACACAGTTCCAATCGGAAAATCATTTGTGGGTATCGTCTCTGAAGATACCGCTTATGACCTTGATGATGCGACTGGATGGATTCCTGTTGAAAAGTACCCTTCAAAAGCTGGTGTTATGCCAGATGAGATTGGAGCTTTGGGAAATGTCCGTTTCATTATGAGTACCAATGCTTATCAGTTAGCTACAGCTAATGCCGATAGTGGTCCTGTCCATTACACTATCATCCTTGGTCAAAACGCTGTTGCTCAATCCAGAATCTCCGGTGCGGCTTTGCAAAACATTGTCAAACCTCTAGGTTCTGCTGGTACAGCCGATCCATTGAATCAAAGATCTACCTCTGGTTGGAAAGCTGCTTATATAGCTAAGATACTAGATCAAGGTAATTTGGTCGTTATTCATCATGGTGTTACAGCTTAATTATTAAAATATTAAAAAAGGAATAAAATTATGGCTATTACAGCAAGTACAAAAACTCCCTTAAATGTCACAAGGATGGCAACTGGTATGTACATAGATACTGGTACAGAAGCTGCTTATACTTATAGTGACCTTGGTTTCAAACCCAGATATGTGAAAGTTGTAAACTTAACATCTGGTGATCAGGAAGAATGGTTTGAAGGTATGACAGCAGCTCATGCTCATAAAAGAATTGCAGCTGGTACTGCCGCACCTATTACCTCTCTTGGTATTACGGTTAGTGATCGTGGTTTTACTATCGGACTTGATACAGATATCAACAAAGATAGTGAGCAGGTTCATTGGCTCGCACTTGGCTGAGTAATATAAGGATTGCATTTGGATAATAGACAGGGTAGAATTAGTTATGAAAATGACTAAGCCCTGTCTATTTTGTGGTAAAGAGATAATTAAAAAACCGAATAGGTCAATGAAAGATTGGTTAAATAGAACCAAATTTTGCTCTATTGAATGTAGGATAAAAGCTGTTAGTAAAATAATGATTGGTAATAAATATAGTTTAGGTTTTAAACAATCAAAAGAAACTATAAAAAAACGTAGTGAAGCACAAAAAGGATGTAAGGGTTCTAATTGGAGAGATGACAATATTGGTTATACTGGTATTCATGTCTGGTTAAAAACCACTTTTGGTAAACCTAATAAATGTGAGAATAAAGATTGTGTTTATCCAAGAAAAGGTGCTAAAAAAACACTAATTAAACCATGTTGGTTTGAATGGGCTTTAATTAAGGGTAAGGAAATGAAAAGAAGAAGAGAAAATTTTATTATGCTTTGTTTAGCTTGTCATAGAAAATATGATTCTGGTGGTGATAAAGATTCAATTAGTATATAATTAATTAGATAACCAATCAGAAATACTGAAGGCATCCACAAGTGGATGCTTTTTTGGTTATATTAATATTTAGGTGATCCCTGGTTAGTGGTAGCCAGAGTGAGCCAAAAAGGACAAAAACTATGTCAAAATATAGTCTCGCTTCACAAGGCGATTTAGAATTAGAAAAAGCATTGAACGAATTATCGTCTAGTGCTAATAGTATTCCTGTTACGACAGGTAATATCTATTATGTTATCCCCTCTTCTGATGGTGGATATTTAGAGTTTGTTGATAAGTATCAAAAACAATATAATGATGGTACTTATGCGGTTCATAGTACTATTGCTGCTGCTTATGCGGCTGCTGTTTCTAATAGACATGATGTGATTATGTTAAGTGCCAATGCTGCTCATGCTCAAACCTCAATGCTTACTATTGCTAAAAATAGAGTGCATTTTGTAGGTATGGGTTTGCGTGGTGGTGCTATGGGTTTAGGTGCTAGGGCTAGAGTTACATTGGGTGTTACAACTGCTGCTACAGATTTAGCGGTTTTGAAGAATACCGGTGTTGGTAATACTTTTAGAAATATAAAGTTTGATTCTTCTAATACTAAAGCTGAATCTCTTTATTCTGTTATTGATGCTGGTGAGTATGCTATTTGGGAGAATTGTGAGTTCTACAAATCAACTGATTTGGAAACAACTGGTTCTGCTGAATTAGTTTGTAATGCAGATTCTGCTCAATACATCAGATGTACTTTTGGTAGCGATGCTGCTGAAAGTGTTGGTGCGATTATAAGAGCATGTGTCCTTTTCACCAAAGAAATTGGTGGTACTGGTAAAACAGCTTTAGATTGTATTTTTGATGATTGTTTATTCTTGAAAAAAGCTGGAAATGTAGCCGATAGATTAGTCTATGCTGCTGCTGATGCTGACATTCCGAGAATGATCCTATTCAAAAACTGTTTCTTCTACAATCCTAAGAATGCTACAGCTCTACCTGCTCAAGCTATTGCTACTGGTGCAAATTTGACTGCTGGAAGTATTGTGGTTATTAATCCAGCTTTCTCTAACTGTACTAAATTATCAACATCTGTTGGTGTCATGGTAATTGGTGCTGCTACTGGTGCAACTGCTGGTTTGGCTACTCAAGCTGCCTAATTAGTGCTTTGATACTTCCCTACTTCGGTAGGGGAGTAAGGTAAGAATTAATTATTAAATAAATAAAAATATATGGCAACACTAGATGGTTTAGTAGATATAGATTCAAACGGAAATCCTATTTATGGTGATTCACCATTTAAAGTAAGTAAACATCATACTTTTGTAGGCAGTAATGCTACCGTTGTTGTACCAATTTTTACTTTAACCGGTTCAGTTATGATAACTAGAATATGGGGTGAAGTTACGACTAATATTGGAGTTAATCATACAGCTGCTTCTTTTAGAATTAATGATCAAACTGCACAGGTTTATTTAACTGCTGTTGGTGGTGTAGCTTTATCAGCTAAGAAGGCTGGTTGTATTGTAGCTAAGACAGGTTTAGTAGCAGCTGCGGCTGTTTTAATTGATAATGCGGCTGGTGCGATAGCAGAACCTACTACACTTCAAACCAATGTCTTTACTCCGGTAGTTGTCACTAAAAAGACAGCCGCAGTTACTCAAATAGAATATCGTTATGCTACAACAGATACACCGACAACTGGTGCAATGACTTTTTATGTTGCCTACTATCCTTTATCTAGTGATGGAAGGTTGGTAGCAGCTTAATAAAAAAATGTATAATTAATTATGACACCTAGTGAGTTCGCTACCCATGTGAGGTTCATGACAAGGACCAATTCAACGACTTTTACTGATGCTAATATTCTAGCCTTGATGAAGATTCGCCAAGACGAGATAGCTAAAGATATTCTGGATGCTGATGAAGATATACTCTTAATCCCACAATATACGTCTTTAGTAGCGAATCAACGAGAATATCCCCTACCACAAGACATGTTAGCTAGCATTAAAAGGATTGAAGCTAAACTGGATGGTACAAACTATATCAAACTAAAAGAATTAGATATTGTTAGTCTTAAAAACAGTATCTTAACCGAATCAGAAATAACTGAAAACTTTAGCAATGAAGAGGATTGTGCCTTTTATGATTTAAGTCGGAAATCTATTTATCTTTATTCCGGAACTATCACTTCTGTTGCAGACGGATTAAGAGTTTGGGTAAATACATGGCCTTCAGCCATTGGAGATCTATCAGCAACTGATGATATGAGCCAAGATCCCTCTACTACTACCCATGGCATTCCTAGAGAGTTACATGAGATCTGGGCTAGAGGAGTAATTATTGATTGGAAGAGTAGCCGGGAAAAACCAATTCCTCTTACTGAAAAGGAGTTGAGCTATAAGATTGACAAGATAACTGCCATTAATTCTCTTAAACCACAAAGTAGAGATAGGCAAGTTATCGGAGCTGTACCGTACAATGACGGTTCACAGTATTAAATTTTATTCGTTAAAAAGGTATAATTAAATATGAAATATAAAATTGGAGATAAAGTAAGAGCCAAAGGCTTGAATGAAGAGCATGAGGTCCTTGGAATAATGATTGATGCACAAGGAGTAAATTATAAAGTTTCATCTAAAGAAGTAGATGTGCAGAATAAGGAAGTGATCAATGGTGTCTCTTTCTACAAAGAAGATGAGTTGGAGGCTATAAAATGAAATACGGAATAATGAATAAATCCGGTGTTAAAGGTATTGTAGAGAGAAGATTATTTGATACTGCTAAATTAGAGCAGGTTAAAGCCTATCTACAGGCTGGATTCTTAACTGAAAAACAAAAAGAGGATTTATTAAACTGGGCTGCTAAACCACAATTTGCGGATAATTGGCTATGGAAGCTGATTAATAAGGTCCTACATTTGGATCTTAAAATCCCTTTTGTTACCGGACATTGGACAACTAAAGCAGTTAAACACAATTTGGTTACTACAGTAGGTAAGAAAGCAGTCGCTGATCAATTAGGTGGCACAACAACTGCACCTATGACGGCTGTTGCCCTTGGTATTGGTACAACTGCGGCAGCTGCCGGAGATACCACCTTGGAAAGTGAAATAGTGGCAGATGGTGGTGAAAGAGGGGCGGCTACTGTTTCAAATCAGACTACAACAACTACTGGTGATACTGAAAGATGGATTAAAACTTTTACTTTTACCGGATCAAGAGCAGTTACTGAAGAAGGAATATTGAATAATAATACTTCTGGTGGAGTTTTATTGGCAAGACAGGTATTTTCGGCAGTCAATGTCGTTTCAGGCGATTCACTTCAAATAACTCATAACGTTCAAGTTACTACTTCATAAAGGGGGTTAGGTGTATCAAAGAAAGAATTTTGCTTATGGAACAGTCTTAACTCCACCTGATCCCGCTGCTTCTGGAACTTCTATAATTTTAAATAGTGGTGAAGGTGCTAGATTCCCAAATACGAGTGGTGGTACTTATGTTTGCGTGGTTAAGGAAGCAAGTTTACCGGCAACACCTTCTAATTCTGAAGTGGTCCTAGTGACTACCCATGATCCAGCCGGTGATACTTTTACTGTTACCAGAGAACAGGAAGGCTCAAGTGCGAGAACTGTTGTTATTGGTGATGAATTTTATCTAGCACCGACTGATGGAGTATGGGATCAACTTGATGTCTTAACAACCAAAGGTGATATTTTATCTCAAAGTGCGGCTGGTACTTATTCCCGATTAGCAGTAGGTACTAACGACCAAGTTCTTTTAGCTGATTCAACGGCAACTTCTGGTATTAAATGGGGAAGTTCGGGTAGTGTTACTTTAGTTAGGGGTGAAGTACCAACAGGTGATGTAGATAGTAGTAATGCTGATTTTACGATTGCTGATACTCCGGTAACTGATACTTTGAGAGTTTATCTGAATGGTATTAGACAAAAGATAACAGATGATTACACATTTACTGGCACAACAATTACTTTTGTTACTGCCCCTTTAACTGGAGATAAGATATTAGTTGATTATGAGATTGGTACTACTGGTGTCAATGTTTTATCTACTAAAGGTGATATCTATACCTATGACACTAATCCGCAAAGATTGGCGGTAGGTACTAATGGTTACGCAGTAGTTGCAGATTCAGCAGAAGCTACCGGATTAAAGTATGTAGATTTAGCAACCAGAACAGAAACTTTAAGTAATAAAACATATAAATTAACTGCCGCACCAAGTTCGGATCATTTGGTTTCAGGAACTACTATAAGTTTAGTTGCTAATGAAAATCAGGCTTTTGGTGATGTGTGTTATATAAATTCTAGTGGTGAAGCTCAATTAATTGATGCTGATGCTATTGCAACAATGTCTGCGGTGGTAATGTGTGCTGATTCTACAATAAGTGCTGATGCTACAGGAAATTATTTATTATACGGAATAGCTAGAGATGATAGTTGGGCATGGACAGTTGGTGGTGTAATTTACGGTACAGTAACCGGAACAAGTGGAAATACTTTATCTCAAACTGCACCAACAGCAACTGATGATGTAGTACAAATTATGGGGGTTGCTACTCATGCTGATAGAATGTTTTTTAATCCTCAACTGGTTCAAGTGGAGGTTGTTTAATGGCTATATCAGTTAAAAAAATTGGTGGAGTTTTACGAAATAGTGTTAAGAAGGTTTCTGGTAATTTACTAGAGCCAACACCATCATCTCTTTTACACTTTGATGGTACTGATGCTTCAACAACATTTACTGATGGTAGTGGTAAAACTTGGACAGCTAGGGGGACGGCACAATTAGATACGGCACAGAAAAAATTTGGAACAGCCTCAGGGCTTTTTGATGGAAATAGTGATTGGATAGATACACCAGACCATGATGATTTTGCGATGGGTAGTGGTAATTTTACACTTGATTTTCAAGTAAGATGGAATTCTTTACCAGCAACGGGAGGTGCTACAGTAGTTCAAGTTTTGTTTGGTCAATCTTACAACACAACTGATTGGCAAGGTGGATGGGTACTTCAGTCTTGGATTTGGTCAGGTGCTAATACTATTAGATATTTAACTTTTCAAATGCAAAGTACAGGCGCTACTCCAGCTGCATTAGTTGCCCTAGACTGGGACATGACAAGTGGAATTACTACTAATACATGGTATCACATTGCCATTGTTAGGTATGGAAATTCATGGAAAATGTATGTGGATGGAACTTCGGTGGCTTCAACAACAGATAGTGATTCTATGCCAGCTTATGGGGCTGTGTTTCAAGTAGGATATTGCTCAAAAGGTATTTATGGAGGTTTGGGTTATTTTAATGGATGGATTGATGAATTTAGAGTGCTAAAGGGTATCGCTAGATGGACCGGTAATTTTACTTCACCAACAAGTGCGTATTCGTCAAATACAGTTAAAAAAGTAGCATCGGTTAGTAATGTTTAATAAATAAATTATAAAATAAACCTATGGCAACAACAAAAATAAACCAACAACAAGCCAACGACTATGTTTTCAATAACTCAATGGCAAGGCAGGCTATCATCAATGGAAACTTTGATGTGTGGCAGAGAGGG